CTCTGCTAACCCCTTGCCCGATCCTTACATACTTCTATGATAGGATCTATCATCGCCATCGGCGTACAAGCATGCTTGCACGCCGACTCGTGTACTGACTAACCGAAAAGGCCGGATGACCCTCCAAAGGGCCATCTGGCTTGTAGTTCCGCTCAGTATCAGTAGGGAATGGAGAATCGTCTGTAGCTTCGGCAAAATACCGAAGAAGCATCGACCAGCCATCCATACTGCGTTTAACTACTGGAGACTGCACGTCCCACACATAATACTCGCACTTTTGCAAGTGCTTGTTGATGCGTCGGCGTTTAGGTCTCTGAACTTCGGATACATCACGTAGGCTAGGACATGCAAGATGCATGTCGTCGCTAGGAATTGCACCGTATAAACGATGCATCCTTTCTACAATCAAGTTGTAGACACGATAGTAACGTCTATCCCAGAAGGAATTCGCGTAAGCGATCCAACTAGTATAGACTTCAGGGCTGGGTGATGATGACCACACGGTCCGCAAGCGGACCGGAGTGACGTCGACGCCATTGAAGGCGTCCATGCCACACGACTCTCTAAAGAGTCCAGCGGTACAACTCTTATCCTGGTTGATTTTCAACCCAAAGGATTCGAGTATTCTGATAGCGTTCGCCACATAAGTGGTTGGGACTATCACGTCATCACCATACACATAGATACTCTCACGAGTATCTGCGTCGTTGGTGGCTGCTGTGAGAAGCGCCCAAATCGTAAGCGCCAATATAGGGAAGCATAAACAGCTTCCCATTGGAGCGAACTTTTTGAGCTCGAGTTCTCGACCATCAGGCAACCTAGTCGATGAAGTCCTGCATGCTTCCAAATACGTATAAACGTGATGAGGAAACAGCAGGCGAACTAACGCAGTCGAAACGCGGTCACTGGCCTCATTGAGGTCAAGGGTCGCGTACTTACCCGACTTGGATCCCGCAAGGGCTCCAAATCGGTTGGGTGACTGATCAGTGAAGCGCACATTATCCCTTGTTAGGGGATGCGACTCCACAAGGTCCACAATGGCCCCACCTAATCCCTGCTGAACCCATTGATAATCAACGGGTTCGCATGAGATCAAACGGGGACCACGCGAGTCTTTAGGGACAAGGATAACCTTGGCCGGCAAGACACTGTCAGTGATAGAACTAAATCTATCATAACTATCGCAAACATGCCCAAACGATGCACAGAAATATGCATCGAAGGGGTAAACGTTTGTGATTTTCACCGAGACATTACTCCAAAGATACTTCTCATGTAGCTGTTGCTTGGTAGCAACAGCACCTGGGCCGTGCTTTGGATGGATGTCCTTCGGGTCAAAAGACGAGAATAATCCGTTAAGGAGGATTCTCGCCTCGCGAGCAATGTTCAGCGGCGTGTGAATCTCGTTATGAGATAACATACGACGTCGACTACTGCAATTAACCAAGCCGTCTTCCATCCTTTGAAGGACAGCTTGAATCGTGGTAAGGTCTTCCTCAGTTTTTTCAAACTTTTGGATGACCTGTTGTTCTTGTTCATCGGTATAAGGTAATTCGTACTTGTAAAACAAGTAACAGACTTGCCTTATAACTTTGACGCTAGTAGCACACGGACTCTCAAGGAGAGTCCCGTTTGGTCGGAGTACCAACTTAAAGAACTCACCGAGAAACCTCGGAAGTTCAGTACCATTTATGCTTGCGAAAGCACATTTGGTAGAGTTTAGGTTAGTATTTCCTGCAAGAGCCTTATCAAAGGCCTTGCCCAGACGGGGCAGGGTTTTCGTTAGAAAACCCATTCCTTCAGAGACTAGCCTTTTCTTGACTTGTAAACAAGTCGAGCGAAGGCTAGAAGTGTTGAACACCTCAGAGTGTACGTCATGAACGTCACCAAGAAGTGCAGCGATGATGGAATAACTGTCATCTAGGCTCTTATCGGATACCATAAGGTAGTCCTCCTAGAGCATGCACTCGCTTGGCGATCCATCGCATTCGAGTAATTAGTACCTGAGATAAACATACGAATATGTCTACCCCAAATGAGTTCCTTCCGACGATCGGCAATGGAAAACCTGGCAACTCTGTCAGTATCTATTGCTGTCTTCGGACGGACCCACTAAGTGGTGGTACTAAACTTACGTATGATGTGCCAATGACCGGCGATGACGAAGTCAAGGCGAATTGTATCCTCGTAATACGAGGGAAATTCGCTGTCGACTTCTCATCGTCGAATTCAGTAACCATCGTACCATACGTTTAGTATGACACCACATGATACCAACAATGGCGGCAGCCCGCAAGGGCTGCCGCCAAACAGAACGGAAGTCGAACGGCTTATAAAGGCCGTTCGACGGCTGTTGACGGAGAACCTAAAGTTCCCCGTTCAACAGCACCCGAGTACCGTTGCCGGTCCCGTCATACAGAATAGTCGTCGTAGCGCCAAGTGACGCAACGAAAGACTGCAATTCTGCCATGACATGAGTCGGCTCAGTGTTTGCGGTTAGGCCACCCACAGGGGTGTCCAAAACGCAATAAGCACTGATGGTAATAGGAACCGTAGCGTCCACGCCAGACATGACAGTTTTGTCAAATCTGACGACGGAACGCCGACGTTTCTTAATACCAGCTCCACTCTCAAGATGTTTAATCGTGAGACGATGGGGCAGGGACGGTGTTTCAGCAACTTGCTGAAACACTGTCTCGCGGTTATTCGTCGACAGGCGAGTGAATTCAACTTCAGTCCCTGCCGAGTTCTTGATCTCGTTGGTGTTAAGCGAGTTAGCTAGCATGCTTGTTTGTTGTTAACTTTTCACCCTTTAAAGGGCGACTGGTTAGAACCAGCAACTGTGTTACCGACGTCTCCTTCGTGCTATCACTAAGGCGGCGCCGAGGGTAAACTCTTTAAGAGTTAGCCCGCTCGATTGGATCGAGGCAGCTGACGGCATTCCAACAGAACGGCGATAAGCTGTCTGTTTGACTGCCGGCAACTCGTTACTTGTAAGTATCGCACCCGTGTACGCATTCTTGATGCCCTTTCGGACAACGATAAGGCGCTCACGAGTTACGGACCACAAGTATCGACGTACGTTTATCTCCGGTCTCAAGCTCTGCTCCGCCATCGTATTGAGGTAAGGGCCTATGCCCAAAACCCAATCGATGACGAAGGTCCAAGGAAGGGCATTCCAGATGATCGCGGGGTTCAAATTGATCCCCAAGGCATCTAGATGTCCCAACAATTGCGCATGCGCAATTTGGAATCCAGTATAATTGTAATTATACTGAATCTGAGCATGAAACGTGGTCGGCGCAGACTTCGTGAACCGCAGCGAGAATGGTTTACTCATAATCCATTGGTTTTGGTAACCAATGCGACTACCAGTATACTCTTCAGGAGGCGGGTCGACGAATTCTGTCCACTTATAAGCGAAATGCTTATTTTGTGGGCGACCGGCTCGAGTGATGAAGTCGTTTATACGACGTTCAGTTCGGGATAAGGCAGAATAAATCTTGCCTATATCAGATATCAGAGGCAGGAAATTGAACTGCAAGTTCAAGTACTGTCCTGCTACTGATCGGAGAAGCTTCTGAAAGGACCAGTTAGAACTGATCCGGAGTCTCTTAACAGCGTCAATAAAGGCGCTGGAACGAAACACCGAAGCTATCTTAGTAATCACTGGCTTAAAATCCTTAAGTTCATAAATGAAATTAGGGAGGCTAAGCTCAGCCTGAATGATTGGAAGCATGGTTTTCAACGCCATGGTATTCAAGTCACTCAGGTTGTTGGGCGGCGGCACGAAGCTGTCGCTCGCAGTGAGTACATAAAACGGCGGTAACCCTACATCAGGGCTACCGACGTCTCCGAACGGGGCGAGATAAGAGCCGGAAGTCCAGCTCTCATAACCAACCATAAAGGAATTGGCTACACCTATAGAGTACGCGTCAGGGTGAAACCCGACCGTTTCTGCATAGACGCCATTTCCTCCAAGAGATGCTGCAGGATTCGAAACACTTTTATAGTGTTCAAAATCCTTCCACATCCTATGGCTGCCTTCAGAATTCGGTGTGTAGATCTCGTATAAGGTCTGATAAGGACCATACTCAAGATCGAGCACTGAATCCGGATACAACTCTTTGGGGCCCTTAATGCATGACAAAGTCACGCTTTCAGAGCCCCCAGGATGGTTATCTGCTCTCGACACGATCATAACGTACATTGGATTGCTGAGGAATCAGCATTTAGGGACGCGCCCAACAGGGGCGCTCGTTCGCTACTCCCGGCCTATGAATTCAGCCAGGAGCCACATCGACATAACTCGATGTCGGTTTCCCGATTCGGAGATCGACGTTGTA